TAGGTATAATTTTTCTAAATGCTTTTTTAAGTGAACTTCCTATTCCATATTGACGTCTACCATCCATACCCATAATACCACCATACGCTGCCATCTGTCTGTCAGGTAAAGGTGGTCCCATTGGTTTAGGTTGGAAAGGATTAACTGGTTTTGTTGGGTCTTGCGGTAAAGGATTGCCACCTGCCATTTGTCCTTCGGCCATAGCTTGTTCCATAAACTGTTGCATAGACATAGGCTCTCTTCCCATCTCTATCATTTCATCAACGTATTTTAGATACTCTTCTTCTAGTTGAGCCATCATCATTTCTT